CCATATATTTTTAAACCGATGCTTAAGAATTTATTTATTTTATCTGAAAAGTACCTATCTAACATTTTATGCACTGTACCCCCTTCTTCTCCACAATGACTCTGAGCCATACCGGACAGAATCTATTAAATGATTGTCCTTGTCTGGATATCCACTGCAAATATTTCCATCTTTATCACGTTCGTATTCGTACTTCTTAAACTCTTTGCAAGCATTTGGCGTTCTTTTCGGATCAAACACAAGTTTTCTTCTTTGCAGCCACTTCATGGAATACTCAATACTTCCCGGCCCTTTGATTGCTCCTCTTGCTGGGAGTCCTGAATCTCTGTAATCATTGATTGATTTAGGCTCGGCAGAATCGCAAGTAATTTCGTAATCGTCATATTGTCTTCGCTTGATTTCATTTGCAGTCCATTCATTTGATTTCTTGTTTTCGTAAATCTCGTCAATGAAATAGATTGTTTCTCTAGCTGAATCATAATAGATTCTGGAGAAAGCATATTTGTCCGGATACCAACCCCAGTCAACTCCCTGATAAATTCTATCAAAATGACTGATCTCTTCGTCTGTAATAGTTCTTTCTTCGATGTATTCAAAGATATTTCCGCCATTTCCGTTAGCGTGCCCAAGGTACTCATTGTCGTAAGCATCTGGATTTACTTCTTTTAGATGTTCAGCATCTGCAAGAAATACATCGCCAAGCCACTCTTGTTCAATCCCTAAATCAAGGTATGTGCTATGCACAACCATTACATTTTTATCTTTTTCTTCTGCTTCTGCTGTATATTCATTCGCCCAGTTGTTCTTGCTTCTAGGTGGGTTAAATGACTTAAATTTATATGCTTCATTACCGCCACGAATAGCAGACTGCTGAATGTTTCGGATTTCTTCTGGGTTAGAAAACTGATCTAATTCCTCGAACCAGACTATTCCAATATATCCAAACTCTGGCTTAATAGACTTAATCTTTAATGGATCGTCAGCACCACGAAAGTAAATCTTCTGTCCGGTGGGCTTGTATGTGATTTCCATAGGAGACACCTTGCACATAAATTCCTCATTTAGATCCAATTTATCAATAGCCCACTTCATCTGAGCATAAACAGAATCTTTGATAGTGTTTCCGACTTTTCGCAGAATCAGAGCGTGCATGCTCGAATTATTCTTCAGCAGTTCCGGTATAATCAATGATATTGTCGATGACTTCATGGATCCACGCCCGCCGGGGAGAATGTATTCGCTATGTTTCTTTTTCCGGATATCTCTAATCATTTTATGAAATACGTCCGGGACAATATCCAGATCAATATGATATTCACTTTGTAATCTGGCTTTTTCTTCTGCTTTCCGCTGCTCTTCTCTGGCTTCTTTTATAGCAAGCGTTTTTTCCAGATCATTCATGGACTTTAGCTGGTCGGAGAAGTCTGGAGCAAATCCGAATGAATCGGTCAGTTCGCCCCTTGCAATCATGGAACGGCGTTGCTGGATTTCTGCCAGAGACATGATGTCAGTTCCATTTTGTTTCTCGATCTCTGCCTGCTTTTTCGCTATATATGCAGAAATGCAACCTTTTTCCAACAGTTTTTTTGTCGCATTCCTAATGATTCCATTAGAGTATCCGGCTTTCCTTGCGGCATCAGATGCATTTCCGCCATTCTTGATATATTCATCTGCAAACGCTTTCTGTTTAGACGTTAAGTCCATCTAATCACCTCTGTCTATCCTCATTTTCTGACCGCCTCCCATATTTCTTTAAGGCACATGACCACATCATACTGGGATGCAGTTCGCAATATTTCATAATCGCAATCCTTCCATTTGCCCCTTTTTGTGAGGTGAAGTGTAGGTGTTGATATAATTGTTACTGTTATCAATCGCTCCTGCTCATGACTGTAAAATTGCGATGTTCCGATTTTTATAATTAATCCGGTGGATAATATAGCTTTTTGGAGTTTTCTTGTAACTGCTTTTAAGTTCGCCATGTCATCACCTCAATTCAAAAAAAACCCAGTATAGCAGTTATATACAAATATAATACCACACTGGGGAGATTTAGCTCTCTACCACTTTTATAAATTTTTAAGTTTTTTAAAGTCTGCCAATCAGTTTGGCTAAATGATAATATTCCGCCATGACCTTTCGTTTGTAGCCATAGAAATCGTTTTCTGTTGCAGGAACCGTCCTGATCTTCTCCATTGTCCGATAGCCGATGCTATTTACGATACTGTCGTAGATTTGTGATTCAATGCCGGGTGCATATTTGATAGATACCTGTAACAGATTGTATTTGTCGCTTTCACTAAGATTCCGCAAGTGGCTTTGTAATGTCGGTATATCATCCGGCGGCACTCCGTAATCAATCAGTGTTGCCTTTCTCAGCTTCATTTATTTCACCTTCTTCATTCAAACTCCAGTCGCATGGCATGCCTCGAAAACATTCTGGACAGTGTTCGTAGAATCCGCAGCCTTTGCAATCCACTGGCTGTCCAGTACAATATTGCTGTAGTACGTGGTATGCTGATATAGCAAGGTTTGGCGTTATGTCTGGTGTAGGTTTGTCTGGCATATTTATCACTCCTCTCAAATCGTATAAACATGCTGTTTTGGTGCTACTTTTCCGCGTTTCTTTCCTTTTTCGAAAGGCTTTACAAATACTTTCTTACCGCTTTTGTACGTTCTGTAATGTCCTCTTACGCTCCAACATGGGCAGCTGATTTGACTATGTTTTACGGATTTTTGATATAGATTATTCTCTACAACATATTCAATCAAATCATCAAGAAGAAAAATTTTATTATCTTTTTTTGACAAATGATTTTTCCCCCTGCTATTGACTTTTCTGCTTCTATCTACTTTTCTTATAGCTTTTTCCCTTGATTCAATCTTTTCCATTATGGTTATCAATGCTCGTATTATGAGTGTACAATAGTCGTGGTCAATTTTTTCGTATCTCCGATATACTTCATCCTCGACATCCGTAACTTGTCCCACCATTATCTGCATGCCATATTTTTCTGAAAATTGAATATAATACGACACTTCCGGAAATTTATCTTCTTTTTCTGGTATAGGCTCTGGAACTACTACCATTCCTTCATCAAGCAATAACTCTCGACTGTAAAGTTGTATAAGTGCCTCATGTACTTTATCTCCATCAATCAATCTAAGAGTAAAATCAGAAAAAATAAATTTACATTTCAAAATATCGCCAAGATCTTTAAGTGGTTTCAAATCTTTTATTTCACAAACAATAGTAGGAAAGAAATAATCATCCATTCTGCATCTCATCCAACTTCTTCTCAGCATCTTCACGGGTGAGGAATATAGATTCTCCAAAATCACATTCTCTAAAGTATGCCACAATAAAACTATTCGTTACTTTTGCGTAAATTCTGAATTGTTCTCCAGACGCATAATAAGATACGCTTGATAAAAAAGATTCATATACTTCATATTCCGCATCTCCATCATATTCATCATAACCAAACACATTAATTGGCGATGTTACCACCCAAACCGTGTCTCCAACCTTGCACGGCAATCTCACAAGCAATCCCTGTTCTTCTAAGTCCTCGTATTCAGCGAGTTTTTTAATCATATTCTTTATTGTTTCGCAATTTCCTGCGCCCTGTGAGCAGCTATCACAATATTCACCACATTCAATCTCTCGTTTTTCGTTATATGTGACACTACCATTTTCCCATTCTGTTAATCTTTCCATCTACTTCACCTCTTCCAATTGACTTTCTACGGTGTTTACAAGTAACAACATTGATTCAATAACTTTATCTGTTAATGGCATTCTGTTTTTGTTATTCGCAAAATACTTAACGTGGGCCATTGCTTCCTCGATTTTTTCTTCACATGCAACTATTTCATGTGCATCATACATTTTTTTCTTGTCACTGTTATAAGTTGCTATTCTTTCATCATGAAAATTCAACATGTTTGGAAGCGGAATATCGATTACGTTTAAATGATTCCCTCCTGACCACTTAAAACCCTGTAATCTTGCTATTCTTAAAATTTTAGAATATTCTTCCTGCGTTTTTACGAATACGCTTTTTCCTGTTAAATCAATCATCTATTTCACCTCACAAAAATATATTATTTTCTTCGCGCTTTTTCGCGCATTCTTCGCAAATAAAAAATTGTTTTCGGATACCTAAAGCAGCTATCATTAAGTATCGGATAATCCAGTTCATACGCTGTGGTTTTCCATTTGCCACAAACATTACACTTTTTCACAGTTTCGTTTATATTTATTGCCATGCATCATTCTCCCCCTATAATCTCATTAATGCACTGATTTCGGCCATCGACCATCCCGCACTGATAATCCGTCATATCATTCTCGGTAGTGCTCTTCTCCGGCAGTGGCTTCAATGGACACCAATCAGGTTTACCTTGACAATATCCATATTTACAATCAATTTTCTTCATAATATTTGCGTCTTTATCGTCATCTGAGATTGAACAACATGCTTCAACACCTTCATCTAATTCATAACAGAATCTACAATCTAAGCAAGTTTCTGGTGTATCTATTACCAATACTGATTTACTCACCCACTTCACTTCCTCTCAGCATCAGGCTCAAAGTGTTATATCCCGGACAAGTTCTGACTCCATTTCTGGTATCTCTTAATAATACACAATAAGGATATAATGCCATGACCTCATAGACGTGTTCTGTGGCATCTTCGCCACACTGGTCGATGTACTTGAAGCACTTTCCCGGTCTGAGGAAGTACCTTGCACATACATACGCTTTTGTTCCGAATCTTACGCTCGCACTACTCATTCAATTCCACCCTCCTTCATGATTTCGATTGCTTTATCTAATGCATTTCCTACATTTTCATAAGCAACATCTAGCTTTTTATCTCCTGTATTTGCTATTGAAAACCAATACATCGCCTTTAAATCTTTTAACTGCTTTGAAACTTTATCCACATCAAATGCTGTCGGCTGTTCATCAATAACTGCACCTATTGCAAAATCCATATCCGAATTTCCAAGAGAGTCAATTATTTTGTCTGCATCAATTAAACGCATTTATTCATCCTCCCACATTCCCAACAACCGCATCCTCTCATACAGTACAGCGACGGTCTTGCGTCTGTATCCGTAGAAGTCTTTCGGGTTCATCGGGATATATCTTTCTTTGCTGATTTTCCTGTAACTTTTCCGGTGTAGGATATTCTCGATAACCATATCCGCTATCACCGTGTTCTTCGGGCAAGCTGACAAGACGGCACCGGAAAGCAGGTATCCGTACTCTGCTGGGAAGTCTTTCAGCATCGTATTCAGCTTTTTCAATGTCTTCTGCCGGGATCCCGTAATCTTTCAGTTTCTTATTCCTTGTCAGCATAATCTCGCCTCATTTCAATAATGCTATAAAAAGTGTTATTGCAAAGATACCTGTCATAATATCATCAATTTTTCTTGGCTGGATTTCACCGTAAATCATCAACTCTAATCTACGCCATACAAGACACCAAATGCAGATTGCTACTCCAGTCATAAAAGCTGCTTTTGAAACTTCCATTTGTCTCTCCTTTCTAATCGTCTGGGTGGTGTTTGTCGTACATGATCGCCACACATACAAGACCAGCCACTCCGAATATGGTTCCAAGGGTGAATCCTAACAAGAATGTAATCATGTTTCTTCCTCCTTTACATAATCTTCACATTCCTCCGCATATTCATAACTGTCCATATCATCACATCTGCACTGACAGGAATCCTGCTTAGTACAGCAGATGCAGCACTCTGTTTCATCGTCTGGGTATTCTAATTTACAATATCCCATTCAGTTCTCCTGCTTCTTAAAATCCATCTTCAAGTCATAAACAAACTGGCAAAGTTTCTCTGCTACATCATCTGCATTCTCTACATTTGCAAGATGTCTGACGTACTGCTTACCACACACAACACAAGTTAATTTTCTGATTGTTTCCCAAACCTGCCATGCGATAATGGTAGAATCAAAAGCATCCGTCATTAAAGAATCTCTTCCGTTTCCGTTGTCGTCTCTGAACCACTTTTCTCTCGGCGCTTTTAATGTGGTTGCAACATCTTCTCTGGTAAGACAACCTTTGTATTTTTCGTCAATGCGCTTTTCCAGTTCGTCCAGAAGCTCCTTCTTTTCCTGTTCTGTCATTTCACATCCTCCTTATCTTTCACTCTTTTATTCCATGCTTCTATTGCATATTTGGGATTGTTATAATGTCCTGTACCGCAAAGACAGTTACCGCATTTTACAAGATACTGAGCATTACCTAAATATCCCATTTCATCATCGGTAAAAATTTGCGCCTCTTCTCCACAAAACGGGCACGGCTTTAACTGTTCCATTTTCATCCTCACTTTCCCCATGTAAGCAACTGACACGCTATTGTGCAGTCCTCCATGATTTCTGTGTTAATATTTCCTATGTCACTGCATTAACCTTTGTAATCTTCAAACCGTTCACATGTATTGAAAATAAATCTTGAATTACACCATCTCTGCATTCTTTTCAGCGGATCACGTTTCTTTAATTTGTATTTGTCATAAATCATCACATAAGGTGAAAAACCGATATCTCGAATCGTGTATATTCTTTCCAAGTCTTGTTCTATTGTCGTATTAAATCCACATAAAACGTATACTGCGACTTTTGACCTGTTCCATCCTGTAAATTCTTTAAATATTTTCAATTTAGGAACGATGAAGTCTTTGTCTTCATATCTATCCCACGCAAAATGTATTAGCTTAATCTTCATCCGCTTAATACATTCTGCTTTTTCTTCGGTCATAATCCGAATGTCACAGCCCTGCGAAAAATCTATCCATGCCTTGCTATCTATTAACTGCTGGCTTAAATCCTTCCAGTCTTTACAAGCAAACATGTTTGGATCAAGTAGGACAATGTTCTTTTGCCCATTCCAAAATTCAGATAAATCAGCTACTTTCTTGCTTCTCAGTCCCTCTTTTTCCTTAACAATGCAGAAATCACATCCTCTTGGGCACCCTCTTGTCAAAAATCCATAAGCTGTACTTTTGCACAATTCAGGATACAAGCTGTAATCAGGATAAATATGTTCTACTTCGTCTTGCAAAAGCGTCCCCCCACTCGGATATTCATAACCAGTACCGCCTTTGATTATTTCTCCGGCGCACACTGGATGTGAGTAATCTTCCGTGAATGCAAATACCTTACTCATGTAAACCCTATCAGGCGGATTAAACCATGCTGTTAATGGTTCGTACCACCCAACAGAATCACCATTCTTTTTATGCCATGCTGACAGCTTCATTAGTGGAAGATTAGGGAAATTATGACCATCTACATCAATTAACGCAACACGCACCATTTTCTCCTTTCTATTCAACCTTTAGATAAGTGTTATTCCTTTCTATGCTTAAACTTCATTTTTCTCCTATCCAAATGCTACCTGTCCGTTATTCTGCATGTCTTTTTATTTCTCCTGAAAAGCTTAATTCAATTCCCAGTTCTTCCTTGATAGCCTGCACATAATCAATCCATTCAGCTAAGCCCTGGTCGATATAGTCTGAAGCTTTGTCCATGCCTGCCATGAACTTCTGGCATCTTTTCTGACCAAATCCAAATTCATCATGCAGAACAGCTATCGCCATGATCACGCAGCATTCAGATACAAGCTGCTTGATCTTCTCAGATGCTTTGTCCAGGTCCTTTCTTGCCAGGGAAGTATGTATTCCTGTTACTCCCCTGAATCTGCATTCCTTTTCGAGGGCTTCAAGACCGCCCTCTCTGGTGATTCGTCTAGCAAGGTCAAGACCATCTTCCCTGCCGCGTTCATATTCACGCATTTTGTTCATTTCTTCGCCTTTCCGAACCCGTATCCTGTCGGAGCATAGGCTCTATCAGTACTCGGGTGTGCTGTTTTAAGCAACCCATCATCAATAAGCTGGTTTAAATGTCTCCAGATGGTAGCTCTGCTTGCGTCTACCTTCTCGCAAATCTCGCTGACCGATGGTGCGTATCCAACAAGTTTGAAGTAGCTTACTACATACATGTAGATTTCTTTTCTAAGAGCCTGTCCCTGCTCGTATCTATTCTTCGTGTTGTACATTCTTTCTCACTTCCCTTTGTTTAGAATCAATAAATTTGCAAAATGCTAAAACAAATTCTTTTGCTAATGGATCTGAATATATTTCTATCAATTCCATACAGCGGTCATAAGCTGCTTTTGAATATTCATCTGTGAGTTCAACCAGGTAAAACTCTTTTATTAATTCCCATAATTTAGGCATAAACATTGCCATCATTGGAATATCATCTTTTCTTACGCTTGCCATTTCTTCCCCCTTGAATGTGTAACGTGTAACATAAGTATTTAATTTTTCCTATAATTACCTTTTTATATAATTATTAAAATATACTTTATAGTAAAATATTAGTTACATTAGTTACACTAAGTAAAAAATACAGTATTTATAAGGGTTTGAGGTGTATCTTGGGGTGTAACTAAATGTAACTAAGTGTAACTAATTCTAGTCAAATGGTATCTCACACTCACACATTTTTTCAAATTCACTTAATTTTCTGACTTTTTGATAACATATCTGTGGACCATATTTTCCACATCTCACCCGTTTCCCGCCATTTTCCCTTTTCCATCCGTCAATGCAGTTCTGCATGATGGAGTGAATTTCGTTGGACTCGAACCTTGTGGGCTTGCGGCCCTCGTTACCCAGCGCCTGTTCATATAGCATTGCAACGCAAACGCGAGGTTCCGTTGTATGGTCTAGCCATTCTTGAATAATTCCAACTCTCACGTCCTCCTCCATAAATTCCTCCTGTTTATCCTCTATATATCGCTGTAAATTCTTCGGAAGAATTAACTTAGGTGTTCTATCGGCCCTTTCAAAAAGCTCCATGGCTTCTCCCCAAGCGTTTGTAAAGTCTGACGCTACGGCCTGTGGATCATCAAACATGGATTTCAGGACGTGTTCTTTTCTCGTGACTATCGGAAGGAATCGTCTATTGCCTGTTCTATCAGTCAGGAAACGGTCATTGTTGGTTGTTCCGGCAAATACACACACTCTTGGTCTCTGCTCTGTTCTGCGCCCATATGGAGGTCTGTACGTGTCCACTGTGGATGTTAAAAATGCTTTGATGCTCTCAACTTCTTTTGCTTTTTTAGTAGCCAGCAGTTCCGCCAGTTCCACCATCCACATACCGCGAAGCTTTTCCGGGGCTTTGTCGCCCTCGACTGTATTGAAGTTGTCGTTATACCATGCGTTATTGAGTGATAAAAGTCTCAGGAAGGTAGATTTTCCAATTCCCTGTGAGCCGTATAATACTGGCATGTAGTCAAACTTACATCCCGGATGGAACGCTCTGCTGATTGCACCTAACATAAACAGTTTCATACATTCCCTGGAATACTCTGTGTCTTCTACTCCCAGATATTCTGGAAGTAGTTTGTTGATATATCCGGTCTTTTTATTCCACTTATTCTTATGAATGTCAGTAAGCATATCAACAACAGGGTTGAATCTGTTTCTATTTGCCACGATATTAAGTGCTTCCATGATCTTCTCCAGACTCTTTAGCCCATATTTTGATTCAATGTACGACTTCAAATTGCTGTCATCACTGTTGCTCCATTCCCTATACATGTTTACGTGCTCCCACGGGAGACTCCCACAGACAAAGGGCGCATATGACAACTCGTTGTATTTAATATGTCCATACAAATCAGGGTCGTATTCAATGGCTTCACACATATTCTTAATGCTCTGAATCATTGTTCCTTTTTCTGTAAAATCAAACTCCGGATCCCTCCACCCTTGCGTTGCAACCCCCTCTGAGTCAATGTGAATGGGCTTTCCTTTATCATATCTAGTCGCACTTGATACAATGACTTTGACTTCCTGTTCAGTCAATGGAGGCGAGCAGGAACTTTCATTCTCAGCCATGGTAGCGGCGAACACTGATTGATCTGACGCTCCTTTCGCCTGCATCATACACGCAAAACGAAAAAGCATCTGATTTCTTTGTCCTGCTGCCACGATATTTGGCATGGTAAAAGTTGTACCTTGTTTCTGATCGTCATGGTTCAGGAAGTATTCTACATTGTTATCGGCCTTTGCGATCTCAAATTCGTCCGGTGAGTATTCCCATTCATACCGATTGCCATTCTTATGTATTGATGGAGGAGCTACTACATACCCGCCATTTCCACGAATATCTACACCATCAATAATTCCGGCTCGGTTCTTTATTTTGCCATTTCCACGATAGTACAAATGGTATCCGCCACGCCCTGTGATAGCCGTCCATGTTTCTGGGAAATCACCGTGTTCACGCTGCCAATCTTCAAGCGAATGGTACCCATCTATTCCGCGATCTTCGTCAATGTCTAAATCAATTACAAATACATTCTGGCTAACTGAACCAGTCGCAAGACCTATGTTTGCATTTGGATATTTCTGCCACCAAGCTTTTATCTGAGCTGCGTCCGTAGTTGCATCTTTACATCCATTTCTGGTAAGCGGAACTTTATCGCGGTACTTTAACGGGAAGACAGCAAATCCTTTTTTGGCATATTCGATAGCCGCATCATACATACTCGGATATTCACTCATTGCTATCACCTGTGAGCTGAATCGAATTTACAACCATCAAACTCACCCCTTTCAAGTCTTTCTTTTAAATCTCTGTATAAAATTTCTTTTATCAATCTTCCAGATGTTTCCTCTTTGCAAAAAACCATATTCATGTTGTATCGGACCATCCATGCAGCACTGGAAGCTAAAAACGCATTGGAGTTAAATTTGCTTCGATATTTACCGTTCAAAAGGTTTTCCCAGCTCGAATTTTCGCAGATGAGGTAAATCCTGCACTGCTGATCTAATGCCCGTTCAAACTCTCTTTTGAATCTCTCACGTCCTCTGGTAAAACATGCAGCTAATTCATCTAAATTCATTTTTCGTTCTACCACACAAAATGGCTTAATGGTTTTACGCGCATCGAAAAGCGAACTACCATCTGGCAATACTGCATTATAGGTGTAATCACCATAATCCAATGTTGCTCGACTGTATGGAACGGAAAAGGATTTATACCGCTTCTCCGCTCGTTCAGTCGCTTGTTCTCTGGAATCAACAAGAATCTGGAAAGACTTTAAGACTTCTTTTTGATCAAAAATATTCATTAGTTGAATGGCATCTCCTCATCTGCACCGTCTGGAACTCTCATGAAATCATCTGAACTAGTGCGTGAAGGATTATTACTGTTCAGAACTCTGTCTTTTGGGAGCTTGTAATCACCGGAGCGAATTTTATCGACTTTACAGAAGGATGCCAGATTGGTAGCTCTTCCAATGCTTCCGTCATTCTTTTTATATTCTCTTTCATTAAAAAGACCGCCGGCAATCTTACCTTTGAATTTCTGCTCATCCCAGTCAAAGTGGTATCCCGGATTGGATTCTTCAAGAGCTTCTGTAAATGTTTTAAAGCGTCTCTTTGTCCAGTTATCTTTCTTTGATCCGTCATCATTCGGAATATTCAGAAGATAATTGCAGTGCCATTTCTTATCCTCGCTCTGCTGGGCTTTATACTCTTTTGCATAGAAGCCCGTATATTCGCCTTCTGCAATATCGCAACTGATTTTTACATACTGACCTTTACTGTTGCTGCAAACTTCGGCTCCAAGAATCTTTACAACATAGCCATCTTTTGGAAGCACTTCGTAATCTCCATAAGCCTGTGTTTTTTCATAATCTCCAAATCTTTTAATTGCCATGTTTTTTTATCTCCTTTTAAATATTTGTTATAGTCATAGCACATAGAAATAGCTTCTTCTTTGCTTGAACATTTCCTGTACTCACGAATTGCTTTGTCATGGTATAATTGATGAATATAATACGATTCACATCTTATCCGATAGGCGTATCGGCCTATTAAAAATACATACCAGTTTTGTTCTCTCATCAAAACTCCTTCATAACTTCAATGACTTTTGTAATATCATTTGGAATATATTCCTCTTCAAATGCTCCCAGTGGCGTTCTTGCAGTGTCATTATGAGAAGTGGTTGAAAAACAATAAGTGTTCTCCTGCTTCATTGATCTGAGCAACCAGTTGAACTTACTGTCGATGTTGTTTTTCTCAGTCTTCCTTCCATTGGTTTTGATTCTGGTAAACTCATAGCCTGCGTCAGTCATTTCTGTTTGCGTGTGGAACAGCAGGATCACTGTCAGATCATCTCTGAGCTTTGACGGAATATCTACCAAGTCCCAGATGCTCGAGGCGAGGTCCATCCACTTGTCATAGCCTTTCTCTTTGCATCTTCTCATTTCGTCTGATACCATTAAGTTATTTACGGTATCAACAACGAAATAATGGATATGTGGTGCTTTTTCTGCAATGTTTAAAAGATATTTGATTATAGTCTGCGGAAAACTGGTCTTTACATAATTGTTCTTATCAGCGGAATACTGATCTCTCCACCCTTTCCAATTCAGACCTTTTCCATCGCAATCACAGTAATAAGTTTCTTCTGGATTGAGATTGCGAAGGGATGTACTTTTACCACTTCCGGGTTCACCCATGATTCCAATTAAGTTTGCCATAGCTCACACCTCCGCTTTGTCGTATACGATATGTTTGCTACCTTCTACAATCAGAAGACTTGCGATCTGGCGCATTGATAAAGTGCTTTCATTGTAAATTTCTGTCAACGCATTATACGCTTCCCCGGTCACTTTTACCGCCATGTCTCGTTCTGACACTACTGCCTTTTTACGTGCCGGTATATGGATTTCAAATTCAGTCATTTTTGTTCCTCCTTATATGATTTCTGAGCCACTAAAAGCCCATTTAGAGCCTGTACATAGCTCGCCAATGTTCTCGCCTTGTATGATTCCTCAATAGGATTATCTGCCACAATAGAAAGCTGCCCGTCTATCAAATTAAGAATTTCATCAATCCTCTCCTGCATCTTTCTCCACCTCACTAAAAAAACAATAAACATTATCAGAACCATCACCCCTTGCGGGATCAATGTCACCTCCTGGAAGTATTCCACTAGCGCTGTGATATTCCAGATGATTAAGATACATGTCCGGATTCTCCCAGTCGATAATGTACTGTTTTCGTTTATTTAATTCTGACAGAAGCTCATTTACTACCGTTATCAATTCCATTGTTGGAAAGAGCTTCAGCTTCATCTGATCTAACATTTAACGGGCACCTCCCATCTATCAGAAGTTCCAGCAAGAAATCTTTGATTATTCTAATGCTCTTGCGACTTGTGTTCTTATAAAATGGGTCAAAAGATATGTTTTGGTACAAATCCCACTTAAACACGTCTTCGGGGAGATTAATATCTTCCTTCCTTTTGAGCCCACATACACTTACACCATAAATCCAATAAGTGAAGGTTACACTTGCTGTCGGAACTTCATTCGCAACTCTTTTACAGAGTCCATAAATTTCGTCAATTTCTTTCTCGAACATTTCTTTATCCTCCTTATTCCTTACTGCCAGTCTGCTTTCATCTGGCGAACCGCCCATGCTGCCGAGATGCCAAAAAAGATGTTCAGCCAAATAGGTATGTCCACATATTTCCCGGCAAGCATACAAACAGCAATCAGCGCATACTCTTTCATTTCATTTCTCCCATAATCCACGCCAGATTGCTTGCTACCAGTGCGGCAGCGGTCACAATCCATGCCGTGAACCATTTTTTTGACTTCCTCTTGCTCTCTTCGACAATTTCAGTCGCAAGTGCTACTTCAATATCAGTCCATGTTGGCTGATTTTCGTTTCTAATTTCACTCATATCTAGCTAATTTCTCCTTATTTATCCTTATTTACCTTTACAATTAGCAGATAGAGGCTTATAATCAACCTGTATCCACTAAGTGTGCTTTAGTGGGTGCAAAGCTCCGGGGTGGAGGTTTCAGCTCCCTCCGGGGCACTCACGTCAAATTTGCTTCTTTTCTTCTGTAGTAGTCCAAGATGATTCTTGAACACTCATCTACAATCTTCTGATTGTCTTCAGGTGTATTATCCTTGCAGTAATCATCATGTATTCTGATTACCCCAGATCCTTTTTTGATTGTTTTGATTACTGCCATCAGTAAACCTCCTTTTTATGCCATACCTATTGTATTTCTTTTCCCCTCTACCTATAATGCTTTTACAGGCACCGACATGCCGAGTATAACGAAAGGGGAATTATATGGTTGAAACAATCACTCGACTGTATCACTGCCACAAGATTCACAAGCATGTGACTGTTTATGAAGAGTATGAGGTTTCTGGTAACAGTCGCCGCCTACTGCGGTGCTCATGTCCATATCATCAATACACGGAAATGAAGCCGCACTGTGATGGGTATAATGACCATGGTTTTCAATGTGGTTATGCAAAAAATCAATAACCAGGCTCACTAACTCATCTGGTCGCTCACTGGGCGATAGGTAACAGTAAAGCCGTAGGTCACATTTGCAACAGTCTCCACCAGATTCTTTGCAGTGCTGACTGACGGCTTTGTTAAATTGTAATGCGTCCATTTACGCTCCTTTCTTGCTTTCTTTCTGGTCAGAATTCGCTTCTTCACAAGTATGTGGAATCTCATTAAAATCCCGACCTTTTTCATATTTGAAAATACTTCCAATCTCGCATTGGCTATATACTTCCTCAGTTACATAATAAGTAGCTGTGTCATATTCTTTTTCTTCCTCATTGTAATCACGAACATCTATTTCATAAGAATCCGGATAGTAATACACATAAAGCATTACAGTTGTATATGACATCTTTCCATCAGTATGAACTGTAGAGATTAGAACTGTTTCTGTATGTGAAGGAATAAATTCTTTATTGTAAATTTCTCCCTCTTTCAGTTTCTCTTTGCAGCCAGAGAGAAAAGTAATCCCTGCAACTATTGGAATAATTAATAATTTCTTCTTGATATGCGCTCACTCCTTTCTTGTGGTATACTCCCAGTGGACGGGAGGTGATATTGTGTATCTCAATAAAGAACAATTTAATTTCTTGAAATATCTTTCAAGCAAAGAAAAAATTGAATATTCTTCTCTTTCGGAAAATGAAATCAAAATTTCCAGTTTTCTTGAAGAAGAAAAATTGATTTCTGTTAATAGAGAATCTTTTCCTAGAATCAATCAAGACGGTCAGGTCAGATATGTAAAAGGAAAAACTCTCTCCATTACGATTTCCGAACAGGGAAAATCTTATATTGCTGAAAGAAAACATGAATTTAAAAAGTTGTTATTGAAAGATGTGGCTATTCCGATTATTGTTTCGATTCTTACCACCCTAGCACTAAACGGATTAAAACTGTTGCCACACTTGCTACAATTGCTGGAATCACATATTCCATAATCGGATGGCGTTTCATGTTTTTTACTCCTTTCGTTCTGGAATCTTCGGTTCAAGAAACTTGTCAGTCCCAACAGATAATGCCCCACAGATTAATTCGTATTCATCGAAATCTAATCTGCGATTTCCATTAAGAGAAAGATTAAGTTTCTGAACAGGAATGCCAGTTTTGTTGGCAACGAATGTCTGCGTTATGCCGTTGTTTTCAAGGTATGACTTAATCTTCTTACCAACGCACATTTTTCATTTCTCCTTTCTAATTGAATTTCGTTTTCATCGAACAATTACAGTATAACTTCGAAATATCCGAATGTCAAGAATAAATTTCGAGAAATTCGAAATTATTTTATTGACAGTTCGAAATTTCTATATTATTATTAGTTATGAAGGGAGGAACCGATAATGACATTTGGTGAGAAAATCAAGCAAGCCAGAACGGCAAAGAAGCTGACCCAGAAGCAACTTGCAGAGAAAATCAATGCAAAGCATAATTCAATTAGTGACTGGGAAAAAGATAAATGCAAGCCAGACATGGACACTATTGAACTTCTATGCGGCGCTCTGGAAGTAACACCGACATACCTCATGGGTTCTAAAAGCGATGACGATTATGCAACCATAATTGGAAATCTTATGTCAGAACCTGACATCTTAGATTTTATCGAGGAATACAAAGCACTCGATAAAGAAGATAAGAAAGCAATAAAACAAATAGTTTCATCGCTAAATAAAAAGAGCAAGGGTTAATCCCCTTGCTTCTTTGATTTTAGATATTTGATAAGAATCGTATAGACAAATTTTAACTTGCCCTCATTATCACATTTTTCTATCATTTCAATAATCTCTTTCTTATAATCCATAATAACCCTCCCTATTGTAACTACCGCCTACACTACAGTATATGTCCGGTTTGTGGGAAATATAACCGAACATTCGTTCGTTTTTGCTATTATACCACCTATTCCGACTCTTGGCAACTGCCAATGATATACATGGATTTTCACCATTTCATACATAAACTTTGCAATCTCAAAGAAAATTATGCTTTCACAGAAGAAAAATGCGAGATTGCAGACTTTTTTACCGCCGTTGTCTGCATGCGGATACTTCTGGACAGAATAGTTCTGGTATACCATATACGAATGAACTGTCCGCATATCTTTCTGATTATTATTGAAAATTATCTTTTGTGGGGTATGTACAAGACTAAATACCTTATAGATCAGCAAGAGAAGTACAAAGCACTTAAAACATTTCTTTTTCATCTAAATCACTCTATTTCGTTCTAAATCTTTACAATATACTCTTAAAATGATAGAATAAAAATACCACATATAACCGTACTTTACATAATATTGCAAAATCAGCGGTACAAAATACATAATCCGCATGAAAAGTGCGAAGCGTGGTGAATAAAGCTATTAGGAGGAGCAATTCTATGAGTAAGAAAAAAGGCGGAAAACTCAAATGGGTAGTTTTAGCAGTTGTTGCCATTGGCGTTATCGGTGCTATTGGTGGAAATTCGGATTCAAACACCACGTCTTCTTCCAGCACATCTGCAAAGACGGAATCTGCAAAGGAAACTGATACACCTACACCAATTGAATACACAGCCGTATCAGTCAATGATATGATGTCTCAGCTTGATGATAACGCACTTGGAGCATCTGATAAATACAAAGGGCAATACTTAGAAATCACTGGTAGACTCGGGAACATTGATTCATCTGGAAAATATATCTCCCTCTATCCTGACGATGAATATGCGATAATCGGCGTTCAATGCCAGATTAAAAATGATGAGCAGCGTTCGAAAGTCGCGTCAATGGCAAAAGGTGACACTGTTACATTGAAAGGAAAATGTACGGATGTCGGAGAAGTGCTTGGATATTCTCTTGATATTGATGAAATAGAATAAATGCTAAAAAAGACCGGCTCTCGCTACCAACGGGGACCGGTTTTTAAAAATAAGACAATTCCAGAGAAAAATCTTACCTGCACATTAAGTATATCATCTCCGGGATTGCCATACAAGTGTAAAAAAAGGAGAATGATAAAATGAATGAATCAGTATGTATCTATTTAAGGAAATCCAGAGCCGATCGGGAAGCTGAAGCGCACGGAGAGGGTGAAACTCTTGCCAGACATGAACGGATCCTGTTAGATCTTGCAAAGAAAAAAGAGTACATTGTGGGTGCAATTTACCGCGAAGTGGTATCTGGAGAAACTATCGCCGACCGTCCTGTCATGCAGCAACTCCTTCACGAAGTAGAATCCGGCATGTGGGACGGTGTTTTGGTTGTCGAAGTTGAACGACTTGCCAGAGGTGATACTATCGACCAAGGCGTTGTGTCCAGAGCTTTTCAATATTCCGATACGAAGATTATTACTCCTACAAAAATATACGATCCAAACAATGAGTTTGATGAAGAATACTTCGAATTTGGGCTTTTCATGTCCAGACGTGAATATAAGACCATTAAGCGTCGATTGAATAACGGCAGAATCTCATCGGTCAAGGAAGGGAAATACTGTGGTAACAAACCACCTTACGGATACGAAAGAGTAAAACTTGAAAAAGAAAAAGGCTATACCCTCCGACCTGTTCCGGCTCAAGCTGAGGTTGTAAAAATGATATACGCCTGGTATGCCGGTGATGGCTGCGAACAAATTGGAGTTGCGAAGATTGTACGGAAATTAAATGAAATGGGAATAGAGTCTGCACTAGGCGGTGACTGGACTCCTGCCAGCATACAGGGAATCCTGACAAATCCGGTATACATCGGGAAAATACGATGGAATGGGCGAAAAACTGTAAAGACTATACATAATGGACAAGTGGTCAAGACGCGCCCACGGTCCAGGGACGTCCTTATCTGTGGAGGATTACATCCGGCTATCATATCAGATGATCTGTATAATTCTGTACAAGAGATACGCCAAAAGAATCCGCCCCGTCCGATCAGTATAAAAAACACAGTTCGCAATCCGCTTGCCGGAATTGTCTATTGTAGCAAATGTGGTCGCGCCATGGTTCGCCGCCCTTATCAAAAACGTGGACAGGAAGATACCCTCATGTGTCCATATACGTCTTGCTCTACGGTGAGCAGCAAATTATCCATAGTTGAAAAAGCTGTGATTGATGGAATTAGGGATATCGCGGAAGAATATAAGTTAAACAATGATGTTAATACATCTTCAAAGGCTATTGATTTAACAATAATTTCTAAGCAAAATCTTATACGTGAAAAAGAAAGTGAGCTGGAAAACTTAAATACACAAAAAGCAAAACAATATGATCTGCTTGAACAAGGAATCTACACCACGGAAGTCTTCCTTGAACGTTCCAAAACCATAGCTACGTCTATTCAATCATGTTCTGATATTATTACGAAATTAAAAGAAGAAATCGAACACGATGAGAATATTATGGCGCAACAATCAGATTTTGTTCCACGCTGCGAAGAATTGCTTAATAACTATTGGAACCTTGACGTGGAATCACGAAATAGAATGCTCAAGAGCCTGGTCGAAAAAGTCGTCTACTCGAAAAATATTAAAAACGCTTACGGCAAAAGTAATGAGATCAATTTTGAACTAGACATTTTTCCGAAAATCCAAAAAAATGATTAATGACATCTTCTATGTGCCAGTTCGCCTGCTCATAGATGTTATCAGCAAATAAAAAAAAGAATTCCCGGGGCGATTCCCCGGGATATTTTTATACTTTTTTGATGTACTTCGCAGAAACAAATCCAAAATACTTTCCGGCTATGCGGATGTAATACCAGTCTGACTTGTCTTTTGCTTTAATGGTATCACATACATCAACCAGATTTCCTTTTGCAAGTGTAGGATAGCTTTTAAGCTGTGCGTTCTCTGTTCCTGCCCATGTGCGGACATTAAGTGTATTTGCAGTTACCTTTCCCACCCACTTCGGAGTTTTAGACAGAATAGTTGACGCTGAAAGCGTATTTGCTTTTGCGCCGGTGGTAACAGCGATAGCCACGTGGTGGTTATCATTCAGGAGGATATCTCCTGCCTTTAGATAGTCGCCGGATGTCAGATACTTTCTATCCGTCAGTACTTTCGCACCGGCAATCTTCATTGCAGCTCTCATGTTTCGTGTCGTCAGATAGATGCTGACCGCTTTGAGTCTTGCGTTATTTAAGCGATACCCAGCTCCCTTGACGATAGCTGCTGTACTTGCGCTGCAATCAGATTCGCAAGCTACCGTGATCTGCGCCGGATCGTAGTTGCTTGCCTTTAAGTGCCGCCAGAACGAATACCGGTCATTGCTGTTTCCGGCAGTGCCCTGATCGTATCCGATGAGATTGTTCTGTGCCGCTTTTGTCGCCATGTCTGCAATCATGGTTGCGATTTTGGCGTCATTGAATCTTAGGAGACAGAGCCACGGTCTGCTGTACCAGTTCATGATCTGATATTCTGTACCAGTCTGATCTCC